TATAAGTTCGATTATAACTGATAAGATCTTGCAAATTGAAGTGATCAACTCATAAGTTGACATATGCATTACTCCTTCCTTAGAGACTTGCGAGGTGCGAATAGCTGCGTTCGCTGTACCCCTATTATAGCGTAGAGTAACGCTATGTTTACCAAAAAATTAAAAAAATTTTTTATTTTTTTACACCCGAAAGGGTGTTTTTTTATTTCAAGTCACAAGAACGGAGGTGAACCCATGACTGACAAGCAAAGGCGGTTTGCAGATGAGTACATCATCGACTGCAACGCGACAAGAGCATACAAGGCTGCTTATCCACGGATAAAATCGGATGATGCTGCGAGAGCCAATGCGTCAAGGCTGCTAACAAATGCTAATGTTAAAGCCTACATCGAAGCAAAACTCGATGAGCTGAGCTCTAAAAAGATAGCCGACGCGCAGGAGGTCATGGAGTACCTCACCGCCGTGATGCGCGGAGACAGCACGGCGAGCGTCGTGGTTGTGGAAGGTCAAGGTGACGGCTGCAGTGCGGCAAAGGTGCTGGATAAGCCGCCGGACGAAAAAGAGCGCCTGAAGGCTGCGGAGCTGCTTGGCAAGCGGTTCTGTCTGTTCAAGGATGGAATTGAAGTCTCCGTCAACGCGCCGCAGATTATCGACGATATAGGGGGCGGCTAACATGGCCGTCAGGCTTACTGACATAATCGCGCCGTCGTTTTATGAGGTGCATCGCGATGTGTGTGCTGGGCAGCATACGCACTATGTGCTTAAAGGCGGGCGCGGAAGCACGAAGAGCAGCTATATATCGCTTGAAATTGTCTGCGGCATCATTAAAAACCCTGACGCGCACGCGATCGTGTTCCGCAAAATTGCAGACACGCTGCGGGACAGCGTTTTTGCACAAATGCTGTGGGCTATTGATAAACTGGGCGTGTCGCAGTATTTTAAAGCGACGGTCAGTCCGATGAAAATCACATATCTGCCGAGCGGGCAAACGATTATGTTTCGAGGTCTTGACGATCCGATGAAAGTCAAGTCCATAAAAATCCCGTTCGGCTATTTTCGTTATATCTGGTTCGAGGAATGGAATCAGTTTTCCGGGATGCGGGAAACCGATAATGTGCTGCAGTCGGTCATGCGCGGCGGCAGTAAATTCGATGTTTTTTATTCGTACAATCCCCCTGAGTCGCTGCGGGCGTGGGTGAATGATGAGGTGCGCGTAGAGCGCGCCGACCGCCTGGTACATCACAGCACATATTTGACTGTGCCGCAGGACTGGATAGGCGCGCCGCTGCTGTTGGAGGCGGAGCACCTGAAACAGCACTCGCCGGAACGATATAGGCACGAGTTCCTCGGGGAAGTCACCGGCACGGGCGGCGAGGTATTCCGGAACATCAGTATCCGACCCATCAGCAATGAAGAGATTGCGCGGTTTGACCGTATCAGGCGCGGCATAGACTGGGGCTATGCGGTTGACCCGTTTGTTTTTATATCGTGCAACTATGACAAGCCGCGCAGGCGGCTGTACATATACGACGAGATATACGCGGCGGGCATGAGCAACAGACTTGCCGCCGACCGTATAAAATCTCGTGGAGTTGCCGGCGAAATTATCGCAGACTCCGCCGAACCGAAGTCTATAGCGGATATGTATGAATACGGCCTGAGAGTCAGAGGCGCACGCAAGGGTCCGGACAGCGTGAAGCACGGCATAGAATGGCTGCGCGACCTCGACGAAATAATAATAGATCCCGCCCGCTGTCCAAACGCGGCGCGGGAATTTTCATCGTATGAGCTCGAACGGGATAAGGACGGCAATTATAAGGCGAACTATCCCGATAGAGACAACCACACGATTGACGCCACGCGCTACGCCACAGAGAACGACCAGCAGAATGTGAGGGTAACTTAATGATTAACAATATGGACTTGATAAGAGAAAAGCTCGCGTATCACCATACGGCTACGGACGATGAGATTATCAAAACCGTGCTTAAAAATGCGCGGGAAGACCCGGAGTATCTGGCGGCATGCGAGGGACTCCGATATTATCGCGGTATGCAGGACATTCTGCAGAAAGATTTTCGCGAGACGGTTGTCTACGAAGAAGACGAAAACAGCCCGGCGGGCATAAAGCGCGGCGGCGTTAAGATAATCAATGAAAACAATTCGAATCACCACAATGTGCATAATTTCCATGCGCTGATGGTCGATCAGAAAGTCGCGTACATTCTCGGCAAGCCGCTTTCCGTCTCCGTCGAGGGTGCAAATGACGGAGCGGGCGGTGCAGATGAAAGTCTGAAAGCTTTTGAGGACGCCGTCACCGCAGTGACCTCAGACGAGGCTTTTGTGGACATGCTCCCCGACCTCGCAACAAATGCGTCGAATTGTATCGTCGGATGGCTGCATGTCTATTACTCGGCAGCCGGCAAGCTTTGTTTTGTTGTTATCCCGACGACAGAATGTATTGCCTGCCGCGATATGAGTTATCAGCAGGTGATTACCGACTTTTTCCGCCACTATAAAATAACCGTCGTGCAAAACGGCACAGAGACGGAGCGGGAGCGGGTAGAGTGGTGGACTGCGACAGGGGTAAAACGCTATATCGAAAACGATGCCGGAGAGTTTGTGCTCGAAAGCAACAGCCCGCACTGGTATAACGAGCAGATAATCAACGATGAGCGCGTCTCGGTTGAGGCGAAATCGTGGGGAAGAATCCCGTTTGTTCCGCTTTATAACAATTCTGCGCATCAGACCGACCTTTCGCGAATTAAAGGTCTGCTTGATGCATATAACCTGATATCTTCTGCGTCGACGAATAATCAGATAGATCTCGTCGAGCTCTACTGGATGATACAGGGATACGGCGGAGAGACTGCAAAAGCGATACAGCAGAAGCTGCAGATAAACAAGGCGGTGTCAATAAGCGATCCGTCCGGCAAGATAAGCGCGGAGCAGGTCACGCTGAATGTCACCGAGCGCCTCGCCTGGCTCGATATGCTGCGCCGGGACATATACCATATAGGGCGCGGTATTGATATGAACGATGAAAAGCTCGGCAGCGCGCCGTCAGGCGTCAGTCTGAAATTCCGCTACACCCTGCTTGATCTCAAGGCTGACCCGCTTGTCTCGAAGTTAAAGGTCATGCTGAAAGAGCTGTCATGGTTTATTACGCAGGATATCAACCTGAAGAACGGTACCGACTATGACTATACGCTTATCAAATACGATGTCCACAAGTCGATGATAGTCAATGACGCGGAGACGGTGGATATAATCCAGAAGTCGCAGGGGCTTGTGCCCGATAAGATGCTTTTAGCAAAGCACCCGTTTGTTGACGATGTCGCGCAGGCATATGAGGAGCTGCAGAAGCAGCGCGAGGAAAACGCAAAGATGTTTATCAGCGACGATGACGACAAGGACGATTCCGAAAAGGATGATGAATAATGCGCTCTGATCTCTATTGGGAGGAGCGGGCACTGCAGCGCGAGGAATATGCCCGACGTGCCTCGACGCGGGCTATAAAGACAAAAACGGTCAAGTTATACGCCAAGGCGCAGAAGGACCTCGACGCCCGCATAAATCGGATATTTTCGCGTTATGCGGCAAATGGTGAATTGACGCCGGAAGAAGCTCGTCGGATGTTGAACACCAAAGAAGCGGAAGCGGAATTGGAAGCACTGCGCAAAGAGCTTAATAACATAAAAGACCCGGTCATAAAAAGAAAAGCACTTGCCCGTCTCAATGCGCCAGCATACGCCGCGAGAATAAACCGCCTTGAGGCTTTGAAAGCCAATATCGAGACGGAAACGGCATTGCTTGCCGACCGGGAGAAGCGGGAACTCAAGCGGCTGCTTGAAGACGTGAGCGGGGATGCATACTATCGCAGTATATATGACACGCAGATCGGTACGGGATTAGGCTTTGAGTTCTCAGCCCTGCCGAAAGGCGCCGTAAACACCATAGTAAATGACCGCTGGAAAGGCGCGAATTTTTCCGACCGTATCTGGCAGAACACATCCGCGCTTGCCAACAGCGCATACGGTATTGTGACGCGTGGAATTATGACGGGAGCGGGTCCGCAGGTAATGGCGCGCCAGCTCGCCGACGCGATGCAGTCCGGAATGTACAGCTCGATGCGGCTGATACGCACCGAGACAAACCGTGTGCATAACGCCGCCGAAAAGGTGGCGTACGAAGAGGAAGGCATAACGGAATACAGATTTCTCGCCACCCTTGACGGGCGCACCTGTGATGTCTGCGGCGCTTTGGACGGCAAGACTTTTCCGGTCTCCGAAGCGAAGGAGGGCATAAACTATCCGCCGCTCCATCCGAATGACCGTTGTACTACGACGGCAGTCATAGAGGGACAAAACCGAGCCGAACTCAAACGCCGGGCATTGGATCCCGAGACCGGGAAAACCGTGCTTATTCCGGCGGAAACGACATATGAAGAGTGGCTTGCGGATAATATAAATCCTCTTACCGGGAAGCTTAAATATTATCCGCCCAAGACTTTGACACAAGTGTCCTCCTACAATAGAGATCAGTTCGAACGGTATTCGGCAGTCTTAAAAGAAAACGTGCCGGATTCTCTTGATGAATTCTTAAAAATAAAGTATAATGATCCTGAGAAGTGGAAGACGCTCAAGAGGCAATACCGCTTTGTGAATCAATACAAGATAGATTCAGGCAATTTCTCTACTGATGAAATCTTGCGGTTTGATAAAAAGGTTAGTTATGAGAAGCGACTGAAATTTACAAGCGGATTTAAAAGAAGCGGAAACATTGCCGGTGCATATATCGATGATGATTTTGACAATATGTATTATGCGCATAGCGCTATATCCAAAGTGGAAGATAGCAGAGGATATAAAGGAACCGGAAAATTAGTTCTACTTAAAGAAGCTCGCCGCTTTAAATATATAGATGTTCCCAAAATGGACGGAACAATAAGAAAAGAAACCTACAATGATACTGAAGCAAAGCTCTTCGAGTTCTTCGCCGATTTGTATGAAGCGAGCCCTTTTAAAAAGATATGTATGCTTTCCGAACGCGGAATGTGCGATAGCTGTAAAGGGGTAATGCAGCAATTCAAAGAACTATACCCGGATGTTGAGGTAAATGTTATCTCAAACAAAAAGGTTGAAGGAAATGTTTGGAAAGAAAGGATGAGAAAAAGATGAAGTATGACCTTGATTATCAGTGGGCAAAAAATTTTCTTGAAAGCCGTTTAAGCACGGGTATACAGCCGAAAACGGGGGATTTGCTCGAAAACTCATATCTTACAGAATTCGATCAGGATATCCTCGAAGAAGCTGAGCGCCTTAACGCGGTACTTCCGCTGATAAAGTGGGAAGTGGACAACAACGATCTCAGCGAAGCCATGAGCGATGAGCTCTATCTCTACTATGAGGATTTGCTCAAAGGTCGCCTCGACGGAATACTGGACGAGGAAGAAGCCCCGATTATCATAAAAGACCTCACCGAGAGCTATATAAAAGCTTTCGGAAAAGATACTCTTGACGAAGAGGATCAATAATAAATAACAAACCGCCAAGCGTGAAGCGAGGCGGTTTTGTCATATCACAACATAATAATTACAGCGTTTTGCAGTCAAATGCAAAGCGCTGTTTTTATATCCAAATTTATCCGCCACCCGGAGCAAAATGGTGTCGCGCAATATTGGGACTGGCCAAGTAAAAAGGGAGCGCGGGAAAGGACAGACATGGACTGGCTTAAAGACATTTTAGGCGACGCACACACCGAGGACATCGACAAGAAGATAGCGAGCTATATCGGCAAGAACTTTGTTTCAAAAGCAGATTTTCGCGCCGAGTCCGATAAGGTCAAGAACCTTGAGGGCCAGATAACAGAGCGGGACAGTCAGCTTGAAGAGCTCAAAAAGGTTGATACCGCCGGACTGCAGGCTACAATTACACAGCTGCAGAACGAGAACAAGCAGGCTAAGGCTAAGTATGACAGCGATATCGCTGCCATGAAACTTGACTCCGCTATCGATGCCGCTATTACAGCCGCCAAGGGCAAGAACGCAAGAGCGATAAAAGCTTTGATAACGCCCGGCAGCGTGAAGCTCGACAAAGACGGCAAGCTCGAGGGCTTTGACGATCAGCTCAAAGCAATCAGAGAAAGCGACGCCTATCTCTTTGACAAAGTCGAAACCAGACAGAGGGGCGGAGACCCCGACCACGGAGGCGGAGACCCCGAACCGGGCGAAGCCCCCGAAAACTATGCCGATTATGTAAATTGGCGCAAAAATCAGTAAAAACGGAGGATTTAACAAATGTCAAACAAATTTCTGACTCCTCAGATAGTCGCGAACGAGGCTCTTATGGTGCTCGAGAACAATCTCGTTGCTGCCGACCTTGTCCATAAGGACTATTCCAAGGAGTTCGCGCACGTCGGTGATACCATCACCATCCGCAAGCCCGCGAAGTTTTCCGCGAAGAACTTCGTCGGCGAGACCGTAGACCAGAATGTGAACGAGGGCAGCGTCAAGGTGACCCTTGACCATTTCCGCGATGTCACCGTTCCGGTCACTTCCAAGGAAATGACCCTCGACATCAAGTCATTTTCTGAGCAGATCATCTCTCCCGCGGTGCAGGCCATATCCCAGGCTATCGACAGCGATATTATTGCTGAGGGCATCGCGAATGCCGGCAACACCGTGAGCGGCACCGCGAACGCGACCGACCTCAAGGACATTGCCAACATTGCCAAGGCGTTTGACCTCAAGGGCGTGCCGATACAGCAGCGCAGACTGCTCGTCAACCCGACGCACAAGTATCGCTATCTGACCACGGAGAACCTCTCAAAGGTCGCATACGCGGGCAACTCCGACGCCCTGCGTTCGGCGGAGCTCGGCTCTATTTATGGTCTTGACACCTATATGTCGCAGAATGCCCCCGATACCCTCGCGGCAACTGCGGGCACTGCGACCGCTGCAAAAGTCTCCTGCACCGCCGGCGCGACCAAGGTCGCACTCTCGGATGTCACTGCGGCGACCGGCACCTTTAAAAAGGGCGACGGCTTTATCCTCGACGGCTATCTTTACAGATTTGCCGCCGATGCAACTGCCGCAAGCAGCGCGGTCGCTGAGGTCGCGATAGACCAGCCTATCCATCGCACCATTGCTTCGGATGCGGCGGTTACGGTATATCTCGTCAAAACGACCCATTCCCTCGCATTCCACCGCAACGGCCTTGCACTCGTTACCCGTCAGCTTGAGCTGCCTATGGGCGCGAATAATGCGGCTATTGCGTCGAGCAGGAACGGTCTTGCTATCAGGGTTGTATATGACTACGACATCAAGCACAAGACCGACCGCGTCAGCTTCGATATCCTGTACGGCGTCAAGACCCTTGACAGCGACATGACTGCAAGGCTGGTGGGCTGATATGACGGAGCAGAACAAGGCCGACCTCATAGCCCGGATGCGCGTGATGTTGGGTAAGGAAATGTCGCTGCCGGCTGCCCGGTATCTGCTGGATAGCGTCGAGTCCAAGGTATTGCGATATACCAAGCGGCATGAGCTTGTCCCCGGTCTTGATCTGCTTGTGGCGGAGATAGCCGCGCAGCGTTACCGCACGCAGCAGCCGGGCTCTACCGATGCGGCGCAGACCGTTGCAAGCATAACGGACGGCGACCAGAGCGTGAGCTTTAAGCACAGCGACTCAGACCTCGCCACAACGGCGGAACTGAGCGACAGCGAAAAGGTGATGCTCAACGAGTGGAGGAGGCTTTTCTGGTGAAGATCCCCGACGCCTTCAGACGCGCACAGCGCGCCGTATTTCAAGACAAAGCAGTCGAGCACTATAAAGCCGTCAAACAGACGGGAACGCTCGGCAGCGAAACAGTGAAGCCCGCAGAAACACCTGCGGGCTCTTTTACTGTCAACTTCCGACTCGTTACCGACGCTATGCAGGCGCAGGAATGGGGGCTGCAGTGCAACAGAGACGCCACCTTTTCAACATCCGATACGCTCGCTGTCGAGAAGGGCGACTATGTGAAATACGGCGGCACTTATTACCGAATCACCGAGATCCAGCCGCACGACAGCCACACGCTGTATCTTTGCAAGGCGGTGAGCCGATGAGCATTGAAGTTAAGGGTCTCGGCGAGCTGGCTAAAAAGCTCGCAAAGCTCGGCGGCACTGATACCTCTATTTCAAACGGCACGCGCGAGGCGGCGCGAATAGTCAACAACAGCGCAAAAGAGTTGTGTCCAGTAGATAACGGCAACTTGCGCGCGTCGCTGCATACCGACTACAAGCGCGATGGTAGCAAGCATATCGGCAGCGTATTGACCAATGTTGAATACGCCGCCTATGTGGAATTCGGTACGGGTCCTAAAGGTAACGGCACATATCCTTATGAGCTCCCGGGGGGGATCCATTACAAGGCAGACAAGTGGCGCGGCAAAATCCCTGGTGTCGGCTGGCGAATGATAAGCGGACAAAAGGCGCAGCCGTATCTATATCCTGCGCTTATAAACAATCGCGAAGCAATACTCGAGTGCTATAAGCGCGCGATACAACAGGAAATAAATCGTAAAGGCGGTCAGAAAAATGGTTGATATCGAACAGGTGACTTATGATGTGCTTTCACTCGCCGTACCGGGTGTGAAATGGTCTGCGGAATATCCGCAGAGTTTTGAACGGCACGGTTTGATAAAGCAGATGGATAACTCCGTTAAAATGCCATCCTCTTCGCGTCCGGATCATTTTTCCCGGATCGCCGTGCAGATCCAGGTGTGGATGGCGACGCCGGAGGGCAGAAACGAGGTCGAGAGACAAGTTGACGATGCAATGCTCCGCCTCGGTCTGCTTCGCGGCAGTCCTAACCACCTTGAGGACGAACAGGAGGACGGTACGGTGTTATACCGCACCGTCCTGCTTTATAACGGAGTCTACGACAACAACACGAAGCGGTTTTACCGCAGTTAATAAGGAGGTAAGTACAAATGGAAGATTATCAGACTTCTATAGGCGTGATTCTGAAAATGGGCGCGAGCGCAGAAGCGGCAGCTGAAGTTCCCGGCCTGCTTGATTTTCCCGATATGCTCGGCGAATCGGACAAAATCGACGTGACCACGATGAAGAATACGCAGAGAATGTATAAGCCCGGGCTTTCCGACCCCGGGGATATGGCGTTTACTTTCGGCTATGAGGGGATGAAGACCGGCACGAACTGGGCGACCCTCAAGGGAGCTAAGGATGCAGACAAGACCTTTATTCTGCTGTTCCCGGACGGTTCCGGTTTCACATGGACAGGCAGAGTGTCACTTTCGATGCCCGGAAAGGGCATCGCAGAGGCGCTGACCTTTACTGCAAAAATCACTCCATCGTCGGATATAGAGGAATATACCTCGTCCGGCGGCTAAAGAACACATCGGCGGGGGAAACTCCGCCGAAAATTTAAAATAAGGAGACAACAACTATGCTTACTGCGTGTAATGCACCTTTTTATAGATTGACCGCCGGCGAGAAGGAGTACAAGCTCAAGCTCACGACGGCGACAAAAATCGAAGTGGAAGACCGTATAGGCTGCAGCCTGCTTGAAGCTCTTGACAAGCTGGCATACACCAAGGTCTTTGCAGTGACCCTCTGGGGCGCGCTGCAGAAATACCAGGCGAATATGACGCTCCCCAAGACATATGAGCTCATCGATGCGCTTGAAGCCGAGGGCTTTACCCTCGAGGACAGAGCGGACACATTCCTCGGCATTATGAAGGTGTCCGGTTTTTTTACACCGGAACAGATAGCGGACATGGAGCGGGAGGACGAGGAGCAGGAGATAGAGTAATCTTCTCCTCGGCGACCGAGTGGGTCGCGGATCTCAAACCTCGCGCTTTTGCGGTCGGGATAACCCCGGACGAATTCTGGAGCATGTCGGCCGGAGAGGTTGAGGACCTTATATCCGCAAGGCAAAAGGCGGAAAATGAGCGGCGTAAATGGCAGTTACAGCTGATATGGAATCTCGGGCAGCTTGATTCTTTCGCGTTTAACGACCCGAAAAAATATCCTACGCTTGAAAAGGCGTTCCCGTCAGCTTTCGGCATGCAGCAAACCGGGTGGATGGTAATCAAAGCCCGGATGTCCGCTTATGCCAAATCAAAAAACGCCGCAAGGCACAGGGCAGGTGAAAAAAATGACAGTTGAAGAACTGCAAGTGCTGATTACAGCAAACACCAAGGACTTTAACGCCAAGATTGATAAGGCGAACAAGAGGCTGGGGTCGCTTGAACAGCAGGCAACGCGCACGGGAGCGGGTGTCGGAAAGCTTTTTACAGGCATAAAAACTACCGCTGCCGTTGCGGTCATACGGGAAGTAGTAAGCGAGGTCAAGAAGTTGACGGACGCATATGCGGAAAACAAAGCCGCGCAGATGGGCTTGTCGAGCATATTGACCGCGCAGGGAAAAGACCTGAACGCCGCGAAAGCGTGGCTCAAATCGTACACTAAAGACGGTCTTATCCCGATGATGGACGCTTACACCGCGTATAAGAGACTCGCGGCGGCAGGGTATTCCGACGAGCAGACACAGTCCATACTGACCAACCTGAAAGACTCGGCGGCATTTAACCGTCAGGGCAGTATGACGATGGGCGAAGCCATCAAGAGCGCAGCCGAAGGTATCAAAAACGAAAACAGCATCCTCGTCGACAACGCCGGCGTTACAAAAAACCTGTCCATTATATGGGACGAATACGCGGCATCGATAGGCAAGACTGCAGCAACGCTGACCGACGCAGAAAAGCGCATAGCCACGACACAGGGCATCATGCGGGAGACGGCATTCCAGACCGGGGATGCTGCGAAATATTCGAACACCCTCGCAGGAGCGCAGGCTGCTCTGAAAGCGCAGACAAAAATGTTGTCGAGCGCGCTCGGGTCAATGTTTGCGCCGGCTTTGCAGCAGTGTATTCCGCAGGTCACGGCGTTGCTTGAAAGATTGACTGCCCTCGCCGAAAAAGCCGGGCAAGTTATGGCTATATTGTTCGGCACGTCGAGTGCAACGAGTCAGACATCGTCAAACACCGCCAAGCTTGCCAATAGCACACAGCAAGTGTCCACGAACCTCGGCAGTGCGGCGAAAAAGGCGAAGGATTATAAAAACGCTTTGCTCGGCATCGATGAAATCAATCGTCTCGGAACGCCGGATACCGGATCTGATAGCGGCAGCGGAGGCGGAAGCAGCACAACGGTATCAAGCGGGGGGAACAATTTCAACAGCCCGCTGTCTGACGCTAACAATGTTATTGACCCGAAGCTTGCAGAGCGCGCAGAGGAGCTGAAGCAGAAATTCAAGAAGGTCAGAGAAGAGCTTGAAAAATGGGAACCGGCGTTTATCGGAGCCGGTACTGCAATAGGTTCGTTCCTACTTATTTTTGAAGGCGCCAAGCTTTTCAAAAAGATAAAAGACCTCGGGGGAATTGTTTCCGCTTTTAAGTCTTTAAAGTTCGTGAGCAAGCTGTCTACAATAGGCGCGAGCATCAAAGGTGTTTTTACTGCATTAGGTACTGCGCTTGGCGCAAGCGCCGGAGCTGCGACTGCCGTAGGTGTTGCTGTGGTTGCTGCGGTAGCCGTGGCAATTGCGGCGGTGGTTTTACTGATAGTCTATTGGGACGAAGTGAAAGCGGCTGCTAAAAAGGCGTATGACTGGATAAAAGAAAAATGGGCGTCTTTGGGCGAATGGTTCAAGAGTAATGTCTCCGAACCGATAAAAGAAACGTTTTCAAAAACATGGGATAAAATCAAAGATGTCTTTTCTCCTGCTACTGAATGGTTTGGAACTTTGTTCAGTAGCGTAAAACAGACATTCGACGATGTTTTCTACGATATCGGCGTTATAGCAAAGGGTTGTTGGGAAATTGTAAAAGCGGCTTGGGACAAAGTGGGATCATGGTTTAAAGAAACCGTAATTGACCCAGTTTCCAACTTCTTCGACGGAATGTGGGAAAGCTTGAAATCAAAGGCGAAGGACGCCTGGGAGGGTGTTAAAACGGCTTTTTCCCCTGTTGTAAATTGGTTTAAGGATAAATTTACACAAGCGTGGACAGCAGTTAAAAATGTTTTCAGTGTAGGCGGAAAAATTTTTGACGGCATCAAAGAGGGCATAACTGCAGCATTTAAAACTGTTGTTAATGCAATAATCGGGGGTATAAACAAAGTTGTTGCAATACCGTTTAATGCCATAAACAAGTCAATCGATAAGCTGAGAAATGCAAATATACTCGGCTTGTCGCCATTTGCTGATCTGCGCGATATATCGATACCTCAAATTCCAAAGCTTGCAACGGGTGCGGTAATTCCGCCGAACAGAGAGTTTATTGCGATGCTCGGCGACCAGAAAAACGGCACGAATATCGAAACGCCGGAGAGCTTGCTGCGAAAGGTCGTCAAGGAAGAAAGCCGCGGCAGTGATGGCGGCGACTGGCATATACAGGTCGTGCTTCCTGACGGTACGATAAAAGGAGAGGCTATAGTAACCGCTGTTCAGAGATATAATCAAAAGAGCGGAAGAACAGTTATTCCATGCGACATATAAAAAGCAGCCCCTCTGAAAGGGGCTGCTTTCAATATGAAACAAAGGAACCGTAGAGAACTTTATCTTCAATTTCCGCATATGTAAGACTTGTTCCTTGTGAAGCGTAAGACATCTGAATTACAAAATCGCTGCGTAACTGTGCGCCGTAGGAGTTTTGTGAGTCAACCCACGCGCTGACCGTAACAGTGTCTTTATAGCGCGATACAATCCATGCGCTTGTATCCGTGAGGTTGGGGAACGACGCGGCTGATGGAGTCTTGAGGTATTGCTTAACATGTTGTTCTGCCATGCCCTTGTAATAATTTGACTCGTAGGAACTGAGATAGTAATCTTCAATGTTTGCGAGGGCTCCGCCTTTTTTGGAGTTGAACAGCTCGACTCCGCCGCTCGAAATGTAACTCGTCTTTCCATTGGAAACGACAAGCGTTCCGGATATCTTATCGTTCGAAAACTTAAAGCTTTTATCTGTCGAGTTTGATGATAATGATTCAAAGTAAATCGGAGTGGAAATTCCCACTTTTTTAAAGTCGTTTATAACTTTTTGAGCCTGTTCATCCGAGAGGTCAGCATAGAGCTTAAGTGCTTGGACTGAGACGTCGCCAATATTTTGCGACGCAGCGGCTTCTGTCATCGGCGGCTCGCTCGTCTTGTTTTTGTCCTTGCTTTTATCTTTGCTTGCTTTCTTTTCTTCTTTAAGTTGTGATTCGGCGGCAAGCTTTGAATCATATTCAGATCTCTCTTCGGGGGTCATGTTGTTGTAGTTGGTTTGCGCCCCACAAAAAATAAACACATTAGATGCAACAAAGCAAATCAAAGCTGCAACGACAAAATTCTTGCGGGGTTTCTTCTTGAAAATCCGCACAACTGCAATTACTAAAAAGGCGATTACGCCTATCGCAGACAAAAGACCAAGTCCAAAAAGAACATTATCCATATTATTTTTCTCCTTTTTCTTTTTAATTTATCATATTTCATTTTTTATGTCAAGAAAGAAGGTGGAACAGCAGTGGCAACCGCTTTTAATCCCGGCGACAATCCGATAGCTACCGTGGATGGCGTAACTATGCCGGTATATCCTGACTCGGAGGACGGATATAAATGGGAACTCGAGGACGCTTCGGCCAGCGACGCGGGGCGTACCGAAGATGTCGTCATGCACAAAAAGCGCATAGGACAGACCGACGCGGTAACGCTTAAATTTTCCGGGTTGTCCATAGCGAACGCGAGCAAGATTCTGAAAATGTTCAATCCGGAGTATATAACGGTCAAATACTTAAATATGCTCGAAGGCGGATATGTGACAAAAGAGTTTTATGTCGGCAACAGAAGTGCGCCGCTATACAACAGCAGTCTGAATGTTGTTGACAATGTGACCTTTAAAATCGTGGCGCGAAAGGGGTGATGTTATGTATCCAATAACTTCTGCCGGGCTTGCGGCTCTGCGAGAGGATGTGGTGCAGTCTGTCAATATCCTCTGTACGCCTACCAAAGGCACGGCATTTAATATCACCGACAAAGACATTATCGGCGCGGTAACGGTGGACTGGTCGAGTGTCACGGGCGGCAAGCTTGATTTGGGCTCGGCGTGTATGTCAGAGCTGAGTTTTACTCTTGAGAATACCGACGGCACGTTTGACGATAAGGTGTTCGAGGGCGCACAGCTGTATGTTACCACGAGCTTTTCCACGGGCTCGACAACGGAGACCGTGCCTATTGGCTATTATACGGTGGACAGTCCTCCCCGCAAGCTCAGGAGTATTAAAATAACGGCTTATGACCGCATGGCGAAGTTCAACCGAGCCTATGATACTGAGCTTGCCTATCCTGCAACGCTGTATCAGATAGTCGCCGATGCCTGCACAAAGTGCGGGGTGTCGCAGAAGCTTCCGACGAACACTTTGCATCGGGGTGTGTCGATACCGAAACGCCCGGAGGCGGACAACCTGACCTATCGTCAGGTGCTTGTCTGGGCTGCGGAGCTCATGGGCGTGAGCTTGTATATTGACTATGACGGCAAGCTGACAGGCGGGTGGTATGCGACAAATGCCAAGCACACGGTGATAAAAGCTTCGGACCGTTTTACTTCCGGCAATACCGACTTTGCCGAAAATAATATCGTGTTTTCCGGTGTGCGTATTGTCGGAAACGACGAGAACAAGACCGAATACCTCGCGGGCACAAAGGACTATGCCTTTAATATCGAGGGCAATCTCCTTGCCCAGAGCGATATGAACCTCGACACACTGGCAACGGAATTAAAGACTGCACGATGCAGCCTTACATACACGCCTATGTCCTGCACTACGCACTCTTTCCCGCACCTCAGACCGCTCGATGTGATGAACTTTGAGACGGCTCAGGGGACGAAGAAAGTCGTGTTGACAAATGTCAAGTGGCAGTCACAGAACCGCTGCACGAAGCTTGAGGGCAAGGGCGAAACGGCGACGCAGTCGGGATATGCCACAATGGGCGCGTTTACACCGAAGCAGCAGGCAGTACTCGAGCAGACCCGCGCTCAACAGGCGGCGCAAATCAACGACTTTGAGCAGGCGACCCTTGCGCTGAACGAGACCATCGCGAACAGCATGGGCTTATATGTCACGCGGAAAGCGGACGGCAACGGCGCGGTAATTACTTATTACCACGACAAGCCTACGCTTGAGGGGAGCAACACCATCTACTGCCGCAACGCCGGTGGTTATGCCTGGACTAATAACGGTTGGAACAACGGATCCCCGAACTGGGAGTACGGTGTATCAAAAGACGGTGACGCGGTCATACGCAGCATCGCTGCGAACAAGATATCCGCAAGCTATATCACGACTGATATTCTTTCGTCGCCTACGGGAAAGTTTTCCTTTAACTTAGACACCGGCAAGATTATCGCGTCTGATGTTGACATTACGGGCGGCGATATAAACCTTGACGGCGGTAGCCTGTCGATAGAGAGCGATGCATTTAAAACCGACTTGTCGGGCGGATATCTGCAAATGTACTACGCCACAAATATGGCGACGGGTACAAATTACAATTATTTGACTGTTACTGACGCAATGGTGGACAACTACTATTACGCGACATTTGCGTCGCCGTTGCCAAGCATTGATGGGATAAACACAAAAGGCTTTAGATTCGGCGAAAGCGACGAGAACAAAACCGGAATAATACATTGGCAGACCGATTATGCGCTTATCGAAAAGGCAAGAGCGCGGTTTAGACAGTGTGTCGAGGTCAACGAGATAATGACTGTTGACAGTAACGGCGAAAGTATAGGTTTTATATCTCACGCCCCATTCAGGTCAACGGATATAAGTGCGGAAATAGGTGCGACAAACGAAGCAAAAGCGTTTATGCAGCTTGCTAATAACTCAAAAGGCACAATCCCGGCGCGAATCAACATCTACTCAAGCGGTAGCGGTGGAGCGGGCATGAGCCTTGAACTTAAATCCGGTGGCGGGTACACTGGACGACTGTTTGTTGACAACACCGGTTTGTATGCGGAGTTTAACGGCAACGGTATTTACAAAAAACTTGCGTAAGGAGGTAAGTCTAATATGATAAAAACTGAACTCGGAAAAAAACTCGGTACAGCCAGAGAAACGGCAAGGCAGCTTGAACAGGAGACAAAACAGCTGACGAGTCGACTGGAATATGTCCGTACCGAGCTTATCAAACAGCTCGGTAAAATAGAGATGCTCAATGAAATGTTGCAGGAAGAGGAGGCGGTAGACGATGCGGACAACTACGATAACGATTGATTATGCTCACCCGCGCGGTTATGACGTTGGATATCGAGCGGAGAACAACTTCACGGAGTTGTCGCTACCCGTTCCCGCCGAGCTCGAGGGCGCGGACAGCTACAGAGTCTACTTTGAGTCGACGGTCGGCGAGTATCTGCAAACCGGGCTGTTGACTCCTGTGGACGGCTATGTGGCGGTTAAAATTACAAGCGATGTTGTGCCCGAACCGGGCAACATGGCAGCGCAGCTTGTCGCCTTTGCGGACGGCGAGATAGTCGGCTATGCGCCTATGATAACAGGCTCTGCAAAGGTGTCAATCCCGGACGGCACAGAGCGGCTCTCGCACAGCCTCGCCGCCGAGATAGCTCTTAACACCGCCGCACGGCACGGCCATGATAACAAGTCGGTCATTGACCTGTTGACCGCCGATGATACCGGCACGCTGCTGTACGATGGCAAGGTTATAGGTGGCGGCGCATCCGACTTCATAATCAAAATGACGGTCACAAGCGACGACAATGGTAAGTATACGGTCACGTCTTGCAGCACAACAGTTGAGCAAATTGACGCAGCAGTTGCCGACGAAAAAAGAGTTGTTGTGATAGCCACTGATACAGACAACAATCTATCTTGGGATATACCTATTGTTCAAGGCTTTAACGGTAGCAACTATTATTTTGCCACATTTCTGCTTGGTCAAGCTATACTTTCATTTGTACAGAAGGTCGGAGAAAACCAAGCTAGATGGCAATTCATAGTTGGTCAAATCGGTGCGGATTTTATTAGTTATTCAAATGACGCATTACCGAACATGTCGACAGTCGGAGAGGCACTCGACGAGCTTGTAAAAAAGTCTGGGCATACTCACACTAATAAAGACGTTCTTGACAAGCTCTCCGATTCAAACGGAAAACTGCAATATAATGGTTCCGATATATCCGTCACAAAAAACGGCGTTATCTCCGCGCTCGGTTATACCCCGCAGGCAGTCTCGACAAAAGTCTCCACAGGCTCAAATATAGCCCTTGCCGACAACACCGAGTATCGCCTCACCGATGTCACGACCTTAACACTGACATATCCTACAGGCAACTTCGAGTGCTGGATGCGCCTGAACTTCGCGGCGAGCGGTAATGTCACCGTCACTCTGCCGACAGGCACAAAGTATATTGGCACTGCGCCCGATTTTAAAAACGGCGAAACGTGGGAGCTCAGCTTCAAAGACAAAATCCTGGCGGCGCAGAAGGTCGGTGAGGGCACTTGAACAGGCGCAGATTTATATGGCAAAAGGCGCAGGCGCAGAGCGGACTGCCGAGCAGCTATACCGCAGTCGATTATTTGCAGTCCTCGGGCGCGCAGTGGATAGACACGGGCTATAAGTACGGCATAGGCAGCGACATAGAAGTGAAGCTTGGCACTTCCGCTAACGGCGCACTCCTCGGAGCGCAGGATTCGGACGACAATAAATATAAGTTTGCAGTCGTAATCAGCGGAGACACCTTCTGGGTTGCCAGAAATGTATCTTGTGCATTTAATATTAGCTGCATGACAAAACCGTTAATTTTAAAGAATACGGCTACCTTGCTTAAACTAACAGACAGCACAGGTATCGAAAAGACAGAGACAGCTAATGACACGGGTTATATCGGCTCTCAGTTATCATTATACCTTTTCGCCCGACACGTTCCGAACGGCACTGTTGACAAAAGCAAGTCGCAAATCTACTATTGCCGATTCTATGAAAACGGCGAGCTTATTTGCGATATGCGCCCGTGCCTCGATGCTGACGGCGTGCCTTGTATGTACGATTTAGTAAGACGGCGGACTTTATACAATCAGGGCACAGGCTCTTTCACATGGGGGTGATTAAATGATATACGGAAAACTCATAGACGGCGAGCTCAGAGGAGCACCGCGACCGATAAGAACAGAAAATGGCGATGTTTTTACCAACGACCCCGCATTGCTTTTGCAGTACGGATACAAGCCGATAATCACGGCAGATTATCCGTCTGACGGCGGGTATTACACCGAGTCGTGGACGGAGACTGAATCCGAGATAAAGCAGATTTGGACAGCCGCCGAGCCACCCGAAGATATATCGGCGGACGAAGCACTGGAAATAATCACAGGAGGTGCGGATATATGACGCGAGCAGAAGCAAAAGCTTATCGCAACAAGATAGATGGCGTGTTGACAAAGGTCACGACGGACGCAGAAGCTTTAAAATATGCCGAGCTTTATCCGCTGTGGAGCGGGTATGCCGATTATGCCGTCGGCAATATAGTCCGCAGACCGAGCGGACTGTATAAGTGTTACAACGCCATAACGGCAAATCCGACATGGTTGCCGGAAAACACCGCCGCGCACTGGGAGCCTATCACGGTCGGCGAGGACGGAACTATCGACAATCCGATAACCGCTGCCGCTGGTATGCGGTATTTCAAGGACAAGTATTATCTCGACGGCGGCAAAACATACAAGTGCATACGCGACGACAGCAACGGTCAAGGTACGATTTTACAGTATCTTCCGTCGCAACTTGTGGGCATTTACTTCGAGGAGGTGACGGGATGAGTGTGTGGGAAGTTTTTTTAGCCGCAATAGGTGCATGCGGGACGGTTTGCGCCATTATCTTTGGGTATCAAGCCTATAAGCGGAACAACAAAGGCGACAACCGCGACGAAGGCAAGAAAGACGGTGTTGTTTTGACGGAGCTGGGGTACATAAAAAGCGGCGTCGATGACATCAAACGAAAGCAGGAAAAGCAGGATGACAGCATAAGGGAAGTCGTTGAAAGACTGAGTTCTGTTGAATCGTCCGCGAAACAAGCACACCATCGGATAGACGGCTTGGAGAGCCGTATGAGCGAAAAATAAGGAGGTCACATTTATGTTTGCAGAATTTTGGTCGGAGTACGGTATGACATTGATCTACACCGTTTTAACGGCGGTGCTCGGCTTCATCGGAATCGCGATAAAGCAGATTCTTTCGAAGCTTTCCGCCGACAAGACTAAAGAGTCGGTCGTGAAAACTTGTGTCAACGCAGCGGAGCAGCTGTATAAAGATTTACACGGCGAAGAAAAGCTTGCGAAGGTCAAGGAAAACATCGTTGAAATGCTCAATGAGAAAGGCATATCAATATCTGATATCGAGATGGACATGCTTATCGAAGCGGCGGTTGCGGAAATCAATAAGCAGCTTAAGAAAAAGGAGGGTGCTGAAAATGGCAAAGACTAATACAGGGCTCGTGGCATACGCAAAAGCGAACATCGGCAATCCGTATTGGTACGGCACCTTTGGGCAGGTCGGCACACAGACGCTGCTTGACTCGAAGCGCAAGCAGTATCCGTCTTTTTATACAAGCGCCAGATATGCGGCGTGCAAGAAAGATATCGGCAAGCGCGTGCACGACTGTGTCGGTTTGATAAAAGGCTACCTGTGGAGCGACAGCGCTACAGCCGCGCCGAAATATAATGCCGCGCAGGATGTGTCTGCTAACGGTATGCTTTCAAGGTGCGTTGAGCACGGAAACATAGGCAAACTCCCCGAAATCCCCGGTATTCTCGTGTTCATGGACGGCCATGTCGGGATCTATGAAGGCAACGGATATGTAATAGAATGCACCGTGAGCTGCGGCGGAGGTGTTGTGAGAACAGCTCTGCACAGTCGACCGTGGGTGCATTGGGGAAAGTGTCCGTGGATAACCTACGCGAGTGCGAGTGCTCCGCAGAAGAAACCGATGGCAACATCGAAAATTGCTGTCGGTGATAAAGTGAAAATAACCGGAAGTATCTATGCAACCGGGCAGCGTATTCCTGCTTGGGTAAAGCTGCGCAAACATACCGTGAGCAAGATACAGGACAATAAGGCACTGCTGAGAGAAATCAGCAGCTGGGTATATCTCAAGGATATAACCATCGTATCGGCTGCTAAAAAAGGAATCGCCGTCGGCAGCACGGTTACTATCAAAAAGGGCGCAGTTTACGGAGGTTTGAGCGGCACGAGAGGAAAGCTTGTTCCCGCTGCTCAGCTTGCACCGACAAAACACAAGGTATCAAAAATACAGACAAACAAAGGCGTAAAAGAAGCATTGCTCAGCGACATATCGTCGTGGGTAGCGGTTTCAAACCTTACGGAGGTATAATATATGATAACAGCTATCATTTTTAATCTGCTTAATCAGCTGGGGCTTCACGGCGCGGGTATCATCGTGGCGGTGCTCAAGCTTCTCGGCATGATTTAACTTTCGTGCGTTTTTCGTGCGTTTTTCGTGCGTTTTAAAACCAACTTGCTTATAACTTGCAACTAACTTAGGACTAAAAAATGACCGGGCAGGGGAGAAATCAGATCGGA